CGTCTACAACGTTCGAGGACAAACCAAGGGTCGTTTCTGTACCGAACACAAAGAGCCCGATATGGTGAATGTGAAAGATAAAACATGCGAAGCCGACGGCTGCGAAACACAGTCCAACTACAACGTTCGAGGACAAACCAAGGGTCGTTTCTGTGCCGAACACAAAGAACCAGAGATGGTGGATGTGAAACATAAAACATGCGAAGCCGACGGGTGCGAAACACAGCCCACCTACAACGTTCGAGGACAAACCAAGGGTCGTTTCTGTGCCGAACACAAAGAGCCCGAGATGGTGGATGTGAAAAATAAAACATGCGAAGCCGACGGCTGCGAAACACGGCCCGCCTACGGATGGTTAGGAAAGTGTACGATCAGGTGTTCCACCCATCGCCAAAAAGGGATGATTACTTCTCCTACACGGAAATGCGAAACAGTGTGCTGTAACCAATTAGGGACACACCAATCGAATGGTTCACGGTTCTGCGATGAACATATGCCTTTCGGTTCAGAAAATTTGGGCGTAGACACATGTATGTCTTGTGGGTTAGATGATATTTTAACAAATGGGAAATGTGGGACGTGTGATCCACAAGTCATACAGATCCGACGCCATGCGAAAGAGAATCGTGTGAAAGATATTTATACGGCTTCAGGATTCACGTTTGTTCATGATAGGATGTTGGAGGGGGCAATATGTGGACGCGAACGTCCTGATTTTCAGTTTGATTGTGATACACATTTTGTCTACGTGGAAGTAGACGAGAATCAGCATCAATCATATGCGTGCGAGTGTGAGCAGGCACGTATGGTAAATTTGGTTCATGTGCGTGGAATGCCAGTTCTATGGATTCGTTACAATCCGGATGTGTATGAGCCATCGAAAGGTCAGCGAAAACTAAAATTGGAACAACGTGAGAAGAAATTACTTGAATATACCAAATGGGCTATGATCCATCCTCCTGAGTCTATGTCAAGTGTATTATATTTGTTTTACGATGAGTATGATACTAAAATACAGGAATGGCATAAACTAGTGTAAAACGACGTTAGTGGTAAAAAACATAAATGGTTTAGTATAATTTCTAATCCTTATTTAGATATAAACCATAATATAAAAATATGAGCGATATGTTTTCAATAATAAACGAAATGAAACAAAATGAACCGACCGAAGTTGTAGATTCCGTAGAAGTCCAAGAATGTCGTGCGTGTATGATCCGAAACGCGCTGCCACTAGTTCCAGATTCATTGCTAAATACGGTTACGATATGGCAATTTCCACCTTTCTGTTACCAGACCGATGACGAAGCTGACGAAGCCTTTCGACAGTTTGTGCCGTCGCCTGTTCTGCCCGAGTTTTATTGTTCTTACAATGAGGAGGGTTACACATATATGCAATGGCAAGTCTACTACTTATCGAAAAACCGGCACGACTGTAAGTCGCTTCACGCGTCCGTACTGCGTCTGTTCAGGGTTTTAGCAAAGTACCCATTTTTTGATGAGATGATTAAGATGGGAACGAGAGCCGACCCGTTGCATACTACCCTCCACCATTTTACGAAATATATGGAGAGAGCTGGGTGGCGACAAACCGAGATGCTTGATCTTCTTATGAGACACAATTTGTCATTAGATGATGAGGATTCCGAAGGCGTTACGCCCAGAGATAACTTGTCTTGTAAATTTGTGCAGACGTCGGATTTGAATAGAGCCAATTCTTTGACGAAAGCGTACAAAGAACGTGAACGGCAACTATTTTCTGATGTGTTGGGTGACAGATGCAAAAAATGCAATAGATGTAATGACTGGATCGATCCGTATGGATGCCTTGAAGAGGTTTTGCGTGATGAAGATGTAAAAAGCCGAGTTCTAGGTGATATAGATGCAATCATTGGTTATCGAACGAAATGCAATGAAATCTACCGAACCTATTTGTTTGATAGTTCTCCGATCATTACAAGACACCAGTATCTGATCGATTGGTACAAACGATTGTAAATTTCTATATAAAAGTATGTAGAAATAAAATGATTACTAAAACCCTATTTTATCGTCTATTTTTTACGCCGTCACTCTTGTTGAAAAATAACCATAAATACAATTTTAAATTTAACAATCACACTGGTTTATTTGTGTGGAAGTATATGCCAATGAAGAGTTGTCAGTGGTTGCGTCCATATTATTCGTCTGAAATAATTATAGCGACGCCTAGTAAAATATCATATACGGAGACACTACAATTACATAGTGATTTGTCGGTTGTCTTGCACCAGAAATTTAAGAACGGTTTAAAAATTCGGGAATTTCCAGATGAGCTCATTAAATCTCTTGTCGATCAGCGAAACAATTTGAATTAGTTTTGTAGAATGTCTATAATGTCTAGAATGTCTATAATTTCTAGAATGTCTATAATTTCTAGAATGTCTAGAATGTCTAAAATGTATTATAAATAATATGACTTATATATAATATACCGTAAGATGTCAGTACCTAAAAAACGAGCGCGAACTGCGTATATACTGTTTTGTATGGATTACCGTTCTAAAATTAGCAAGTCTAATCCAAATATGCTATCTAAAGATGTCACCAAAGAATTAGGAAAGATGTGGTCAACAATAAGTTATGACGAAAAAATATTTTATACGCAAAAAGCATGTTTGGAAAAGTCGATAGGAACTACTACTAGCGAAATAGCTCAATGTTTTGAGTTTACAAAAGTTGAGAATTCCGATAGTGCCGAAAATTCAGAAAATGCTGCGAATGTAGTAGACCAGATAATAGAAACGTTAGACGCTGAAAGTGAAGTAGACGACGAACATGACGAATTTAACCGAAAAAATGCAAAAGATGGGCACACGATAAATAGTATTTGTTATTATGTAGTTCGGTTTAATAACGTGTTTTTGTGGATGTATGTTTTTTATATTTTTTATTCTTTTCTCACCCATAAAACTAGTGTGGTCGTAAATGATGTAAATAAAGTTATATTGGCTCTTCCAGCTCCTCCTAAACTTCTTCAACTTGCACCTCCTAAATTAAGTTTTAACAATTTTAACGACTGCTGTGTATTAAATGCATTGACCGCTGCTTGGTTTTTGTTGATATTATTCCGATCGTAGGCCTAATAATTCATGAACGTTAGATCTATATTAAATTTTCGTAACAATACGGAATCATCGATCGAATCTAAACTGGTAATTTTGACATCTCCATACGATGATTGATAATAGCCCGTTCCGCTAGTTGTTTTAAATGTATACGTAACAGTTGGAAATACGTATCGCCCATCGGGCGTTCTAATTGTTTGCCCAGAAAACACGTAGGTTATGTTTCCAGTTGGTAAAAATAAAGTGGTTTGACCGGTAGTTTCAAATACTCCGCTCATATTGGAATCCAAAATATCGAAAATGGTCTGCGAGATTGCAATTCTCCCTATTACCGTTGTTAATAGATTGTCCGAATATAGATTTCCATTGAGTGTTTCATAAATCGAAGTACCGTTTACGCCTACAATACGATCGATGATAGTTGATGGCAAACTTGCTGAAAAATATACCTCTATATTTTCTTGCTTTCCATTTTGCATACTCAGTGCGTTGATAAAGCCAATAGTCGGAAACTGGTAATTCGATGAAACGCTAAAATTCATAAATTTATATTATAAAATATAAATTCATTTTATAATATTTCATTCATAATATAAAATGACTCATCAAAAACTTAATCCGACCAGAATAAACTCTTTTTCTTCTAATTTTTGGGCAAATGTAGATTACGGTATTTTTCCGCCTTATATTTCAACAATAGATAATGTGAATATTGAAAAATATTATTCATTTCGGTTGATATATGACATTCCAAATAATGTGTAAAAAGCTGTCTGCAATGATATTTTGACCCATACATATCTAGTTAACTCTACTGGTATATTAGAAGTGTTAGGGATATTAAGAGTTCCAATGATCCCTATCCATCCAATAATTGTCAAATACATCCCCAATAAAAAATATAGTATGATTGCAAATGACAAATGATTGTGATAAGGTGGAGTATTGCGAGCCCCATTGTAAATATTGTAAACTACAAATAAAATAGAGATATTTATACCTAGCAGTCCGTTTACCAGTAACCAAGTTGAAATCGGCACATTCGTGAATTTATAAGATCGATATGGTTCCTCTAATGTTATTGAAAAGTAGAACTCTCCAATTTGCAATAATGAGTGAACAACCGCCATGCAAACAACAATAGGCTGTATGCGTATATCTTGAACGTCCTGAATATCCTGAACGTCCTGAACGTCCGAATTTACCGCATGCAATGAATACATTTTACTAATTCTAGTTAGTAAAATATAATAAATTTAAATCATTTTTATCAAAATTCGCACGGGACTACCGAATTACCAGTGATTGTCTGGATATTGGTTCTACCGCATTTATTACAAAAAATAACGGATCCATTGGCCCGAAAATCATGCGACTTGAACGTCGAAAACGCCGATGATGAAGAGGATGCCATATTGTCGATTTCGTCTGATACCATATCGTCATCCGAATTCGAGACATCAGATGCGCTAGTAAGATCGGAAACGGCGTCGTCCCCAAAATGAAACTGGACGAGCTCGCGAAGCGAATCGTACGTCCAGCATCTCTTTCCTTGTTGAAAGACGTCCCATTTGTTGAACATCGCCAGAATATCTTTCAATGTAAAGTCGCCCTTTTTCAATACCGTAAACTCTTTTCCGTACCGGTCGAGAAGCAAGAAATTGCCTCCCAATTTATCTTCCGTCTGTCCCCACGGCGTTACCAAATTGAATGTGTCAATGAACGTCTGAATGTTGCATCCTTTCCACATCATAGACAACAAGGTTAACAGAGTAGGAGAAGACGGGGGAGGTTGATAAGGTTGGTTAGCCTTGATAATGCGTCTGGCACGAGCCATAGCCTCTGAACGTTCGCTTTTCATCATCGATTCAGCTCGCGCCGCCTCCATTCCATCACGGAGTCGTTGGACATTTTCACGGATCGTGCACACGTACGGATTCTCAACTCCCACGACGTAAATAGCGATCCGGTTTCGTTGGATCAATTCGATGATTTTTCCGGCCCCTCCCAGATTTCTAGAAAGACGGGATTCGTCAAATACAAAAATGGTTATATCTTTATTTTTCATGATGTTGAAAATCTCTCTTGATTCGTAGTCTTCGCCAAATGCGGTGCCCTCGTCGTAAATAACTTCAAATCCGCGTGAACTGATATTTTTGAAAAGTGGCGAGTTTTTAATCGCTTCAAGTTGGATAGAGTGGCCGGTTTGTCCTTTTGTCGATACACGTAGATAGATGTAGACTGACGGAGCCGACTCGATCTTAATCGTAGACATATTCAGTGTAATATTCATATTTGGTTTATTTGGTATATTTGGTTTATAAGATATGAATCTCACCGTAAAATCATTTTTATTGAAAAATTATAAAAATGATTCGTGAGTATCAAAGTTGTCAATAAAGTAAACTAACTGAGAATGTCAAAATACAAGTCACTCGATCAACGAAGCCATGTTCTTCATCGTCCGGATATGTACATCGGAACAGTAAAGAATAACGTTCACGATTATTATGCGGCGATGACGTCCGAAGACGATGATGAAAAAGAAAATATCACAATCACAAAGAAGAACGGCGTGCTGAATCAAGGTCTTCACCGTATCTTTATCGAAATTTTATCGAACTCTATTGATAACGTGTGGCGAAGCAGTCTGACCGATACCAAATGCACTAAAATCAAAGTCGATATCGATGACGAAGGCCGTATTACCGTATGGAATGACGGCCTTACCATCCCTGTTGAAATTGATAACGTTTCCGGTCTTTACAATCCCGAACTTGTTTTTGGAAAGTTACTGACATCGAGTAACTATGATGACGAAGAAGAGCGAATGACTTCCGGTCGCAACGGTCTCGGAAGCAAGGCGACCAATATCTTTTCAAAGGAGTTTTCGGTTAAATTATTTGACCCTTCTACGTCAAAACAGTACGTCCAGACATGGCGCAATAACATGTCTGAAAAAGACAAGCATAAAATCACATCTCCCAAGCAAAAAAATGGGTACACCCAAATCTCATTTCTCCCTGATTTTGAGAAATTCGGAGTTACAAATTTGAGTAGCGCAATGCGAGAACTTTTTTATAAAAACATCATTGATACCGCGATGATCACAGGCGTTGCTGTTTTCTATAATGATAAGAAAGTCCCGGTCAAGACACTAAAAGACTATGCGGCTTTGTATGAACCGAGCGACGAGTTTATCGCTGTTTCAACGTCTGATGGTGATTTTGTGCTGTCGGCAAATTCTAAGCCGGACGGTTCGTTCATGCCCGTGTCGTTTGTTAACGGTATTGAGACGACACAAGGCGGTGTTCACGTAGATGCGTGGGCTGAATCGTTTTTGCGTCCGATTCTGGAAAAGATCAACGGAGCTGTAAAGAAGGGGTCGACACCGTTGGTCATTAAAGACATTCGCCCGTATTTTCGGCTTTTCATGAATTGCAAGTTGGTCAATCCGACTTTTACCAGTCAAGAAAAATCAAAGTTGGTCTCTCCCGAGGTTAAGCCGGCCGTTCTTGCTAAACATATTACCGCCATTATGAAATGGTCAGTGATTGAAGCAATTCGTGATATCTTGAAGAGTCGCGAACTTCTTGCGCTCAAAAAGACGGAAAAGAAACGCGGTTTCGTCAAGATTGAAGGATTGGACCCGGCAAATTTGGCGGGTACTAAACAATCAGATGAGTGTTCACTGATTTTATGCGAGGGTGATTCAGCAAAGACGTTTGCGGTAAAAGGGATTCAGACAGGTGTTTACCAGAAGAAGGGTCGCGATTTCTTTGGGATTTACCCGTTGAAAGGTAAATGTCTGAATGTTCGAAACTCAAATGTGACAACTATTTCTAAAAACAAAGAAATTTGTGATGTCATTCAAGCTCTCAATCTCAAATATGCGACGGACTACCTCGACGACGATAATTATGCAGCACTTTCGTATGGCCGTGTGATTATCTTGACTGATTCCGATGTAGACGGCTACCATATTTGCGGACTTCTTCTCAATTTTTTTCATAAGTTGTTCCCATCTTTGATTGAGCGAAATCCGTCGTTTATTACGTGCATGAGAACTCCGATTGTCCGAATTTATCAAGGAAAGACTGATTTGTCCTTCTACACGCTTGAAGATTTCCGGCAATACCAAACCGACCATCCGCTTGCGAAGGGTGACGTGAAATATTTCAAGGGACTTGGTACAAATAATAACAAGGAAATTGAGACATCATTTGGCCGTAAAATGATCGAGTTTATCAAAGACGAGCATACAGATGCGAATATGGATAAGGTTTTCCATTCTAAATTCAGTGATCAGAGAAAAACGTGGTTGGAGCAGTACGATCCATCCAATCAGTCGGAGATTGTTGGCAAGAACGCCATCCAACATCTGCCTATTTCGAATTTCTTGGACAATGAGATGATTAAGTTTTCGATTGATGATTGCAAGCGCAGTCTTCCTCATATGATCGACGGCCTTAAAGAGAGTCATCGTAAGATCTTGTACGCAACCTTTCTCAAAAATTTAAAATATACAAGCAAGACAATGAAGGTCGCACAGCTTGCTGGTTTTGTAGCCGAAAAGACAAACTACCACCATGGCGAACAATGTCTGTTCGACACAATCACTAAACTTGCACACGATTTTGTGGGAAGCAATAACATCCCTTTGTTGTATCGCGATGGTCAATTTGGGTCGCGTATCGCGGGTGGCAAAGATGCGGCCAATGCCCGTTATATTTTTACAAAGTGCGATGTGATGACTAGGTTGTTGTTTAGACCAGAAGATGATGTTTTGCTTACTCATATTATGGACGATGGAGATAAAGTCGAGCCTGTCTTTTTTGTACCTATTTTGCCGGTTGTTCTCATTAATGGTTGTACGGCGGGTATTGGAACGGGATGGAGCAGCCAGGTTCCGTGTTACAATCCGTTGGATCTTGTGCGATGCGTCACACTATGGCTGGACCATCGGGATAAGATGGAGTTGAATGCGGTAAATGAAGAAAAAAACGACCATGTGTTTACGATTCCAGATATTCATCCGTGGTATCGAGGGTTCAAGGGCACCATTGAAAAAGTTGCCGATAAGAATGAGAACGGCTGCAAGTATATCACAAAGGGTCTCATTTCACAGAAGAAGGGTAAGGGTTCTCTAATGAGCACTGTTGTGACCGAGTTGCCGATCTCGTTGTGGACAGAAAAATTCAAAGATTCGGTTGAGGAATTGGTTGAATCAAAACATTTACGATCCTACAAAAATTATAGCACGGACGTAGTTATTAATTTCGAGTTGGATGAGACAAAAGACGCGATGTCGTGCACAATCGAGAACCTTAAATTGACAAGTTCCTTAAATTGCAACAACATGGTTTTGTTTTCGGAGAAGGGAACCATTACTAAGTACAATCGCGTTCAGACAATTATCGATAACTTTTGCAATGTTCGGTATGAATATTACGTGAAGCGACGAAACTATCTGTTGTCTGATTTTGAGATGCAGCTTACGATTGTGCGAAACAAGATGCGATTTCTTCGCGATGTGATGAGCGGGTCGCTTGTTGTACAGGAGGTTGACGAAGACGTTTTGCGTAATGAGATTGAGACGCGTGGCTATTACAAGAACATATCGACTGATAAGGATAATTCTGATGATACTAGTATGAAATCCTACGGCTACCTATTGAACATGAATATTCGTAGTTTCACAAAGCAAAAGGTTGATTCTTTGCAGAAAGAGATCGATGCTCTTGAAAAACTGTATAAAACCTCTAAAAATACGAAGCCCTCTCAAATGTGGCGCAATGACTTGCTTGAATTTCAGCAAGAATATACTAAACAATACAAATAAATATGTATTAAAAACGAAATCTGACAATAAAAATGAACATGATGAATGTACGTAACATTCACAGGAAAATTACGTCTTTTATGTCTCAAACACCGGAAGATATAGTAGAAAAACCAACCATAAATAATAACACAAAGGATATACAAGTAATCAAAGGGGACAAAGAAGATGTGATTCAAAGTATCAAAGGAGACAAAGGGGATGATGGTATTCAAGGAATTCAAGGTATCAAAGGGGACAAAGGAGATGACGGTATTCAAGGTATCAAAGGGGACAAAGGAGATGATGGCATTCAAGGTATCAAAGGGGACAAAGGAGATGATGGCATTCAAGGTATCAAAGGGGACAAAGGAGATGATGGCATTCAAGGAATCAAAGGGGACAAAGGGGATGATGGCATTCAAGGTATCAAAGGGGACAAAGGGGATGATGGCATTCAAGGTATCAAAGGGGACAAAGGAGATGATGGCATTCAAGGTATCAAAGGGGACAAAGGGGATGATGGCATTCAAGGTATCAAAGGGGACAAAGGGGATGATGGCATTCAAGGAATCAAAGGGGATGATGGTGTATGTGATTGTCAGGAACAAATAAGATCTCTACGACAACAAATTGATTTGATTCAAACGCAATTACAAGAATTACAGGAAAGTGGCAATCTGAAAAAGAAAAATAAAGGCAGGTAATCCTAAAATAAAATTGATTTTACACAATTTTATTTATGTGTTTTTGACAACATACGAATAAGACATGTCACGCGAATCTCAGGAATACAACCTTTTGATGCAAAAGGCCTTCTTAATCCAAACGAATCCGGCTATCAGAGCATCCCATCTTTTTTGTACATCTATTTGTAAATCTGTAATTAGCAAGTCTCCTTGCCTTCATGCAAAATGCGCGTTTGCACATACACGTGAACAATTGCGACCCAATCGATGCCCTTACGATATGTTTTGCCATCGTCTCGGTAAAGGATGTACATTCTATCACTCGAATCAGGATTGCGACGCCTATCTTGATGGGATTGTCAATGGGATTACGTTCCCTGAAAATAAGAAAAATGAGCCGTTAAATGCCTTTACAACGCCGTGTAACGGTAAATGCGGTGACATGAATGCGTGTTTTTTTGCGCATGACATTGATCAACTTCGAGTTACCATTTGTAATACATGTATGCAAACTGACGATACAGATTGCTTAGAATGCCCTCGTTTCCATTCCTGGGAGAACAAGTTGTCGTATCAAGCCCGAAAAAAACTTGTTTTCCCGTCAAAACAATTTGTAATTAATGTAACTGCATTACTAAATGAAGACGACATCGAAGATGATGCGCCTCTACCATCATTACCATCCTTATCAATCTCTCAACTTAAAAAATAAACGCGGTTGTAAATCTAACATTGTAAATAATGTTAGATATAGTTTTTTTACACTTTGAAGATTTAATGCTTTACTAACATAAGTTTTCGAGTGGGATGACGCTTTCCACTGTGAGACCGTCTCTTGGGTAAACGAGAACTTCTCTTAGCGGAACCGGAACGTCTCTTGGGTGCACGAGAACTTCTCTTAGCGGAACCGGAACGTCTCTTTGGGGCACGAGAACTTCTCTTCTTAGGGGATCGTCTCTTAACGGAGGCCGAACGTCTCTTTGCGGGGCTCTTCTTGGCCGAACGTCTCTTTGCGGGGCTCTTCTTGGCCGAACGTCTCTTTGCGGGGCTCTTCTTGGCCGAACGTCTCTTAGAA